TGACGGTAATAGAATTGGTAACTCTATTGATATTTGTTACTTTTAAGTCAGATGCAACGACAGTTGATTCACCTCGCCTGAGAATATCAACAGTATCCCCAATCGTTAGAGAATTTGGTTCAATATAACCACCAATGGTAAAATTAGAACCAGCAAAACTCTCAATTAGGAATCTAGTCGATGTATTATAGATCCAACTGTTAAAGAATGTAGATTCGTAGGTTCCAGCATCGGAATCAAAATATCTACCTAAGTTTCTTACTCTAATATCAGATCCGTAGTCTAAATTACGAAGAGGTTGGTTAGATTGGAACTTAGAGATAACACCAGTTACCCTCATCTCGACCTTTTTGGTCAAATCACTATTTTCATAACCATAAACTACTGTAGGAGCAGTAATAGTGGAATTATCTGGAATTTCTACAGTAGTCGTATCAACACCGTAAAATTGATTTACACTTTTTGTAGTGTAATTAAGTTTTTGATAATAACTGTCTGTAGATTTACCAATTTCAATTGCACCAGCTGTAGAAAATCCAATAGTAGAATCTACTGTGATTACAGATGCACCTAAACCAACAACTCCGATATTTCTTGTTCTACCTGCGATAACAAATGTACCGTCAGTCAGGGATCTTTCATCAAAACCAGTAAAAAGTGATAATTTGTAAAAATTATCTCTAATTTGAGTTACTTCAGAAATTGGACCCGAAGCTGGGTTAATTTTATCATCATTAGGATCATTATCTTGGAATAAAGTCTCACCAACAAGATTAAAAATGTCACCAGAGAGCAATTCTACAGAAATACTCTTTCTGCGAACATAGTTGGCAAACGAAGGTTTAATAAGATACTTTTCAAGGTCATTGATTTTTGGTTCAAGACCAAACAATGCCTTAAACAAGATTACAAAGGAAGCTCTTGTTCCTTTAGACTCATATAAACTTCTTGCTTCCTTAATAAAGTTGCCTACATTCAATTCTGGTGATAAAGTTACACCTTCTAGACCAGGGGCATAAATTCCTTTTAATTTTCTATAAAATTCTTTTAAAAATAGAGAACTGAGGTTATTGACAGTTGCGCCAGACTCATGAGTAGCAGCAGTAGTGTCCTCATAGATCAAACTTGAGGGATCATTCCTTTTTCTGTAAGATGTGATGCCACTGAATCCACGAGTACACCCAGTAAATGAAGTTTGGGTCTTTTCAGTGTAAGTAATGATCTCATCATTGATTTGTAAGAGACCATGTTTTGCAGGAAATCCATCTGTGTCATCTACAACGATGGTATCGTCAGAAACAGAGATAGAATTACTCAGAGAAGCACTTCCTCTGATTACATCTTTGGTTAAATTGTCTAAACTGATGTATGCGTCAAGATTTTCAATGATGTCAGCTGGACCACCACGGAAATCTTGAGAAATATAGTATTGCTCTAAGAATTTTGTAAAAAACGGATTCTCAGCAGTAGCAAACTCAGGTATTGTCTGACTTACCGTCTGATAGGTTTTAACCCGAGGACTTAGGGGCGAATATGTTTCGATCATCCTACTGTCTGATTAGCGTTCCGTTGGAGTAACTAGAAGTGATTTGATAGCCAATGCCAGAAATTTGCTGACCAGAGGAAATCGTGTCTCTCACGATATTTATCTTGGTATTTGACATGTCTAATGCAAGATAAAGATCTTTCAATCCAATCACATCGTTTGATTCGGGATAAGCCTGAATTTCAACGATATTGTTACCTCTGACTGTGCCATCAATATTGATTGTGTTAATAATTACTTCACCTTTCAGGTAATCTACAATTCCTGCAGATTTAACAACAACTGTCGCGGGTTCACCTGCACTTGCAGAAGGTTTAAAGATAGCAAGGTCACCAAATCTTCCATCATCCCTAGGAATATCAGAAATATACACAGTATCTGCTAGTCCATTGATTTGGAATCCAGTAGATTTGATCGTTCCGCCACCGTCTAGAATGTGGAACTGATTACCAAAGCACAACTCATACTGAGCAAACTGATTGACCAATGCTTTGAGGTCTCTCCGCATGGTAACCTTCATAATATTAGAAGTGATAGAAGGATCAGTCTGGTCAACAATTCGTTGAGCTTCAGAATATTTGAATCTACCACCAAATGCGTTCAAATTAGTGGATTTGCCATATTGAGTAAGAGACTCTGTAACTTCTCCCTTCAGACTATCAGAATCATCAAGAATACTATTGTTATAGTAAACAGATGCATCAAGCTCGACATAAAGAATTTGCAGATCTTTGATTCTTTGGTTGATACCTGCAATACCGTATTGCTTCAGTCGTGATAGAATAGTTGTCTTTGTAAAGTCGGACAAAAATGTGCCGCCTTTTGGTTTAATACTTAAAACTACAGTTCCAAATTCTGGTGGGTCTAATTCTTCTCCACCAACAACAGAAATGGACTCTGCATTAGGATAAATGTCTTGAACGATAGCTTCGTAATCCTTCGGTGTAACCGCCCTAGACTGCGCTGAGTAGAGTCTAGGAGCAAAGTATCGTATAGAGTCAATTGACTCGATGTCGCCGCCATTACGGGCAGGCTGAGAGGTGATTACATTGACTGTAGAGGGTGTTGCGACAGGATTACCAGAGTCATCAACAATTCTACCCGAGAATGCAAAATTCTTTCCTTCATTTCCCGACTTTCCGTCAGTCAAAATGAACGAAACATCGATCTGATCGCCATTATTTAACTTTGTACCAAAAATACCGTCGCCAAAGAGAATTTCATAGGTCTCATTTGCCGTTTCTTGGATCAAATAGATGTTTGACCCACTTGTTACATCAATAATATTGTCAACTTTAGAGAATTGGAGACCAGCAGACGCTCCAGACCGTCTTACAGTGACTTTTAGGGTGTCTAAATCGATTCCTGGGTTGTCTAAAAGGAATCTTTGCTCCGAACTTCCGTTAGAAATGAAACTTCTTGTTAAAAATGTGCCCTGAAAGACAGAAATTCCACTAAATTTTGCAGTTCTAGCGGGATTTTGCGATGTTGGGCTCTGTCCAGCATCAATTGGACTAGTTACAGTGATGTCTTCGGGTATAGAGAAGACAAAATTGGTGTCATTGATGACTCCAACCACTACTAAACCAGCTTTTAGGGTTACTGTATTGGTATTTCCCCTAAATGGGTAGTCAAAATCAATAATTGCTAAGGGAGCTTTCTTAGATCTCGGTACATAACCAATATTTCTTGCCAAAGAGACTACATTTTCTCTTAGTGTGGCAGAATCAAGGAAAGCTTCGTTAGCAATCATGTTGCTATTGAAGGCAGTAATATAAGTGTTGTATGCTAATACATCGATTAGCACCGACATATTAGATCCTTCATAGTCAAAATCACTAAAATCCGAATTAGATCGGAGGTAATCTTTGATAGACTCCTTAATCTGATCGAAATTTAGGTTTGTGAACTTAGTGAAGGGCATTTTATCTACCTAGTTGTTTCTAACAAGAACTCAAAGTTCTGTTTAGGGAAAGAATCACCAACAATATCGTATGAAATCATTACTTCAAATGAATTATCTTCGGGTCTTGGCTCTACATTCACCTGAACATTGTCAATTCTACCCTCAAAACCATTCAGAACATCAAATATTTGCTGTGCAACTACTGATGCAGTAGGGAAATCAATGAATTCAAACAATGCATCACGAACGCCAGTGCCGAGAGCATCCTTAAATGGTCTCTCACCTGCACTAGTCTCAATTAAATTACGAACAGCCCTCTTAATAGCATCCTCATTCTTCAGCACTGGGATGTCTCCTGTTACTGGATGAGGTTGAAAAGACAAACTAATGTCTTTAAATGCTTTAGAGGACTGCGAAGCCATAAAATGGCACTATATATCGAGATTATTTATAGAGTCTTACTCCAAGTCTTCATCATCTACAATCTCTTCACTTAGTAAAGCCTGCCTTTTGCGATCATTTTTGTGATCACCAACCACTTCTTTCAGCATTTTTTCGTGCTGATGAGCAGCGAGGTTGTCTAGGAAGTCATTTGTCATACTTAAAAGACCCATATTTTGCTATTTATTCTCTCTGATGAACTTTTCTTCCTCAGTTTCCCAATAATATTCATCACAATCACCAAGCCTACCCCATCTGATACCGTTTTCGACTTGGAAATATGTCGTACTGACCTTAAAGTCGGGCACGAGCGGCGTTTCGGGGGTTATGGAGAGGTCAAAGATTCGTGTTCTATTGTTGGGATACAGAGCGAATTGCCCATTTTCCAACTCAATACAGTTGTGAGACTTATGTTCCTCAGGAATTTCGCTAACATTAGTATTTGTTGTGTCTGGGTCTGGATGAAAGTTGTCCAGAGTGAAGCAATATTCGCCGTTAAGGGTGCCGAAGTTGCGTGTGCGTACTTGGAAGTCCATTGACCCAATAAACTGCTTCTCAAGGCATCTGACGCCATAGTCCATGCAGTTCCAGAACTGTAGGTTAGGCAAGTCTAGATCAGGATCAGGAGTCTCTGGTCGGGACAAAAACGCAGAGATGGGAAGCTTGTCAAACATTGCAGCATACTTAGGTAAGTATGTCTCAAAATAAAAAGCGCGTCCAGGGATCGACTTAACCGATACCCAGACGCCCTCTACAAATTCGCCATGCCCATCTTGGAAATCTCTAAGATACTCTTTCCTTACCCATACTTTCTGGGGAGGAAGATTGACGATTAACTGACTCATTACCGCTTACCTTGACCTCTATACCGTTTACGAGCCGCGTTCGCGCTCGTCGCGCTAAGTTTTGTGTGCTTACCATTCCCCTGCCGAGTTTTTTTGGGGACTGCTTCGATGAATGTTCCGCCGAGCAACGATTTTTTTACCTTAGCCATCTAACTCTCTAATAATGTGTGTTACTGAATCAGGATGAGGAGAGCCCGTCTCATAGAATGAGAGAGCATACTCCTCCATTATATCAAAGAACTCATCCTCACTTACATCGGTATGAGTCTGTCTACTATCAACAAAGATCGTGTAGACTTCCATGGGTCAATCAGATAACCCGAGTCTTCTCGTGACCAACCCTGATACGGGGATCACACCAGATCTCAAATCCTGCTTCGATAGCGTCGAGGCAGAAACTCACATCTTCTCCACACATGTCCTGAACATCGCCAGACTCAAAGACTTGCATCTTCGGGGCGAACCAGGGATACTTCATCTCTTCGTGCTCAAAGACTCCATTCTTAATCAGAACCCATCCGAAACCTGTGTAGTCCACAGTGAAGGGCTTCTTACGCTTAGTCATGGTTTCACCAGTCTCGTGATTCATGACGCCACCGTTATTACGGAAGTCGCCCTCATCCAACCAGTGAGCAACAGAAGTAGTACGACCGTCTTCAGTCATATACCAACCAGCTGCAATGTCCTTCTCCATAAGAACGAGTTGCAGGAACTTCTCAGTATTAAAAACAATATCCGAGTCGATCCAAAGTTGGTAATCATACTTCAGCTTGCCGTCCCAGGGAATCTGATCAGGACCCCGAAGGACATTTGCTCCAAGACACTTGCATCTTGCAAAGTTGACCATGGAGGAATAGTCTTGACTGATCTGAATACTTGCCCCCATCTGGACCAGATCAAAACTCAATTGTAGAAAACTCTTGAGGAACTGATAAGAACATCCGCGACCTGGCATACAGAAGACAATTGCCTTGCCTTTGAGCATCTCGCGAGCCTTATCGTAATCCCATTCAGGTTCTTTGTCTTTTGTCTGGGGCGCTTTTGCTTTTACAGTAAATCCTTTAGCCATAATGATTGGTTACGCTTCATCATTCTAACAGTTTATATAGTACGAGTCAATTACTCGTCATATTCTTCTTCGAGAAAAATCCCATCGACATCTAGAGTCATTACGATCTCCGTCCCTTCATACCAATCGAGTTCATTACAATAGCTCTCAGGTATTGTTACGACATACTCGTTACTTACAGGATCGACCCCTACAGAAGTTTTTATCTTGTGGGATTTTTTTTCCATACACGACCCTATGAGTTCGTTTGTATATATGAAATTTTTTTTATTTAAGAGATATTGAAAGGTCGATCTGGGTCGTTTATAGCTTACAAAGGACCCATCGATTTAAACCCCATCACGCCGCACATAATAACAACAACCCGCATAAAACGCTGTCAACTCAGTGATACTCAGAGCACTGCACATTGTGCCTGCTCAGCATCATTCAGAGTGCCTCAGATTGTCTCAGAGTTCTTGTTAGTCTGCTGGCATACGATTGGTGTTCCTGGGTGATGTCTTCCCTATTATACCATGATGCTGCCTGACTGTGCAATGTGTCTCATAATACTCATAACAACTGTGTGTGGACTGTGTAACATTTTCGGGGGTAGTAGTTGACAAACTCCGATCCTCATGTTACGCTCGCTTAGCTGACATCAACTCCGCACATTTATAAGAATATTATCACTTTCTATAAAACACTAATATATGTTTTTTTACATATTTTTAATATACTCGTTAATACACTTGGAAGGCACTTGAGAGACGCTTCAGAGACACTCAGAGGGGTCTACTTATCGTCATTGATGATTATATCATGTTGCTGATAAGGGAACACACAGACGCAGCATTGTGTCGTTCCGCGTCCATCAGGTGTTGGCGCGGAGCTAATACAAACGGTGACATATGCCTCATCTACGAAGTTAATGAAACCATTCATTCCATCGTAGGTTACTGACTGTCCGACCCTGAACATGATGAAGAAAGTTGATAGAGTGTGCTATCTAATAAGTCTGTGATATGTAATGGCAATGTGCCTCTACTTTCCCATCTGTTTTTGTACTCTATCGTTAGCGTCCTGAGTAATGCTAACTGATTTGTACTGAGTTCTACTTTCATCATTGTAATCTAAAAGACCATAATAAATTTTGGCGCTCGGATCTTCTCTGTAGTTCTTGAGAATTTCCTTGTATAGTTTGGTTGTGTAATTGTAATCCATTTGGTCACCAATTTGCGAGGATTAGCTCTTCTGTTGCCTCGGGTTCTTCGGGGACGATATGTAATAAATCGTCTCCCCTATTGTACCACCAATCCTGAGGAATTGCATCCATGATTTGTTCAATGTCGTAATCAAGTTTGTCCATGGTTGATACTCCTCGTTAGAGAATTTCCAGAGATGTGACATCAATGTCTTCTAGCATTATATCACAAATACGGGCGATTTCCTTCTGCGATGATGCTTCGATCTTGAATACAAAACCATCACAATCATGACGCTGAATCATGATATTGATGTGCTCTTCATATTTAGCGATGAAGTTTGAAATGGTGTAAGAATCATCATCAGTAAATGAGATGAATACCTCAGCAGATTCGGGCGAATAGAATTCAATACCCTTAGCAAGATTGTCGAGAGAGAGTTTAGACATGATCAAAAAATAATGGTCCAGCGAGTGTGATTAGCTTTGGTGATTCTACCGTCTTCAAGTAGATTATCACAGATGCGACAGAATACCTCAAATTTCTGATTACGGTCTAAGGTATCAGTATCGTCACAAGTTTTGATCGTGTCGATGATCATTTGCTTAGAATGAATCATGTGAGAAAGAATCGGAAAAGTCAAAGGACAATGAGTAAGAAAAGGATAGAATAAAAGCGGGCATAGATTGATGCCCACTCTTTTTTAGTTCTTATCATGCAAACACATAACCATTGGTGAAGTTGTCAACATTGTAGACCTTGCCAGTGATGTTAGACTCACCAACAAATTTGCGAACATACCAAACAAAATCTTTCTGGAATACGCCTTCACCAGCGATGCAGAATTCTTCGCAAAGTGCATTAAGGCGAGATTTTGTGGTGTTGGACTGCCAACCGCCATCGAAGATTGTCATATCGTTGTCAGAAACCTCAGCAATCTTGTTGCCGTGGAGTCGCACAACAGAGACGCCAGATTCTTCGTTAAAGTGAACAGAAGTGTTACCAGACTGCCAGTTGATGTTTTTCTGGATAGCGCGGTTCATTTGTGCTTCGATTTTACGCATGATGAGAGAAGAGAAGAGAGTTAAGAGGTGGGAGAGGTCGTTTCCCCTCCACTCCTATAAGATAACCGATTTTGGGGCTCTGTGCCACCATGTTGTGCCACTAGTTCAACTGGCACTGCTGGGCGTGTCTTTATATGAAACTGTGATACGATCTGACTTCATTCTCTCCATCAACTGTGCTAATTCTTTTATTCCATAATCATTAATGATCATGTCTTTGAATTGTTTCTCGCTGTAATCTTCATAGTATTTGAACATACTATCGAAGGCAAATTGTCTGAGAACATCTTCATCCCATGTATCAATGATGTTATCAATGAAATTCTCTTTCATTGCGTCGAGTTCTTCTTGCTTGCTCATTTGTTCGTGAAGGTGTTGTTTAATGAATGACATAGTAATTAGCAATCTCCAAACATTTGCTCAAACAAGTTATCACAGTTCTCTGCCTGTTCTCTACGCTCACATTCATAATCAATCATGTCGCGCATAGCAATTAGCTCTGATTGTTGTGCTTTGAGTTTATCCATTTCCACATTCAAATAATGCAGTTTGTTGTTGATATCAATTCGATCCAATCCATCAACAGCGGTTACAGTATGTTCCATGTTGTTGATGATTACTTTTTTGTCTGAAATGATGTGTGTCATTTTGTTAGTTTCGTGGCAGAAATCTTTGAATGGTTGAAATACTTCGTCAATGAATGTCATTAGTCGTCGAGTGATTGTGTAGCGTCAAAAGCATCATAGAATGAATCCCATGCAGTTTTGTTCTCAACAAAACCATCAATATTCAACATTTCACAAACCCAATCATATGCCATATCAAGATCAGCAGATGTTTCATAAACAAAAACATCTAGTTGATTGATGACATCCATCCATCGTTGTTGCTGTTCGGGAGGTGTGAGAGAGAAAATTGCTTTTGACATTTGGTTTCTTTTGATTGATCTTAGTATGGCAAGGATTCGGGCAAATTGCAAGCGGTTGTGGACACCTTGTGCGGTGTCACATGCCGTTGAGAAAATCTGCCATTGCTTCCTGATACTCCTCAAAGGTCGCGAAGCGATCAGCGAAGCGGGCTGGCACCTTGCCAGTGCAGGGCTGTGCCTTTGGCAGGTCGCGACCTTTGGCAAGGATCTGGAGCTCGTAAGGGTTGTTTGTTTTCATGCTTATATGATGGCACAAAAAAAGCGGTTTTGCAACCGCTTGTGTGCCACTATGTCAACTGGATGGGATCGCGACCTTTTCTGGCGCTGCGTCGTTAAACTGATTCATCTTGAAACATTTCCATTCATTGTTAACAGTCCAAATATATGCATATTCTTCATTATTATCTTTTGAGAGATAATCAAAAATTGAATCATCGAAACGAGGTGCATTGTCCTCAAGTTTCTCACCGCGTCCAGTGTAATATTCTGGAGCAAATTCACCCTCAGGGAGTTTAGTTCCCCAGATCTCATCTGCCCAGCATGTTGACATATTGCCACCATTAATGAGATCTGCAGCTTTCTCGCGGGA